TAAGGAGACAGAAGAGTATATAGTTAAGTACAATACATCAACAGATGTTGACTACAGAAATAAAATATTTACAGAGCATATATATATTCCGTTTTATAAACTAGCGGAAAACATTATACATACGTTTAAGTTCTACTATACCGATGTAGAAGCGATTGAAGACTTAAAACATGAGATTGTTTCTGTTCTACTAGAAGAAAAGATATCTAAATTTGATCCTACCAACGGAGCAAAGGCATACTCTTACTTTGGCACTATTGTTAAACGATGGTTAATTAACTACACAAATAAAAACTACAAAAAACTCAAACAAGTAGGATCTTTCGATGATATGGAAGAGTCCTATAACCCAGGAGACGGAAGAAAAGAAGGGTATGAGATACTTTTAAGTAACTTTATAGATGTATGGGTAGCCGAAATGTATAAGGATATAGATATACACTTTACAAAAGATACAGAAAAGAAGATCGCTGATGCTGTTCTTACTATATTTAAGACTAGAAACGATATAGACATCTTTAAGAAGAAAGCACTTTATATCTACATAAGAGAAATGACAGATTGTGAGACTCCTCATTTAACTAAAGTCATATCTACCCTCAAAGTCCTATTCTATGATAAGTTTCAAGCTAAATACGACCTAGGACATTTCGATATAAATGTTTAATAAGATATTTATATAAAAATATACTTATGGCACTTGATAAAATTATATTTGGTGAGAAGACATTATCCGACCTTTTCGGCGAGATACATGATAACCAATCTCAAACCAAAGCACAGGTAAAAGCTCTCATAGGAGAACTTAAACCACTCATAGAGAACATAGGAGATGCCACACTCATCGTTCCTATGATTAAAGAATATATGGAAATAGGTGTAAAGAATGACGATGCACTTATAAAAATGGCAGCAATTATACAACGAATTGAATCTGCACAAGCTAAAGGAGATTCAGGAGATATGTTTGACCCTGCTGAATTAGCTGCTCTATTAGAGAATACTGAGGAGTTAAACGAAGAAGTAAAAGATAAAGAAGAACCAGATGCCATTTAATGGAGGATTAGAAGCATACGTTAACAAGAGACCATCATCAGCTAACTCTATACCAGAGTCATTTCCTGCTAGAGTGGTTGATATCATATTGGATGACGCTCATGAAGATTGGTCTACCTTTGGTGAAATAGAATCTCTTGGTGCTATAAGGTTTAGAGTAATAGGTCAACAACAAGATGAGAGTGACCCAAAGTTACTAGACATAGCATACCCCATTAATACTAACTTTAAGAACTACCCTCTACTTAACGAGATAGTAATAATTACTACTGCTCCATCAATAGAAAAAGATGATAGTGTAATTAACCATACACGGTTTTTCTATACTACAGTAGTTAGTATATGGAACAGCCCACATCATAATGCATTCCCAGACGTATATCAAAACCCAGGTGAACCTGACTTAGGTTATAATTTTGAAGATAAAGCAAATGTAGCCCCAATACAACCTGCACAAGGAGATGTAATAGTAGAAGGAAGACAGGGTCAATCGTTAAGGTTTACAGGAACAGATTACGAAAAGAAGTTTGTTGAGACAAACGAACAAAAACCAATAACCATTATCAGTAACGGAAAAGCATCTGCAGATCCAGCAACCCCAGTTGTAGAGAATATTGATGATGACCCAGCCTCTATCTACTTAGTAGAAGATCATACAGTACTGCTAACACAGGCAAATGAAAAAAGAGATGCATGGGATAGTGAACCAGATAAAGCAGATAGCTACCAAGGTTCACAGGTATTAATTAACTCTGGAAGATTGTTCTTTAATGCGAAAGAAGAAAGTATTCTATTTTCAGCAACAGAAGCAGTAGCAGGAAACGCTTCAACAATTAGTTTCGACGGAATAGATTATGTAGCATTAGATGCGACTAAGGTATACCTCGGTACAGAAGCATTCGGAGAAAGAGAACCAGTCCTTCTAGGTGCTACTACCCAAGACTGGATGAGACAGTTACTTTCAGAATTAGAAAGACTAGGTAAAGCTCTAGCAGGAGTAGTACCAGCAGGTTCCTCAGCAGGAGGATTAACACAAATTAAATCACACGGAGCATCAATGGGTTCACCTTTAGGTCAAATAAAGAAAGCCATCGATGATTTAGACTCCATTAAAGTATTTACAGAGTAGTATGCCATTTGAAAAGTTTAAACCGCCCAAGATACATGCAGCCATAGGAACAGCTATTGGTAAAGCTAATGGTGTGATTATTGCCAAAGCTAATAAATCAGTAACAAATGCAACTAATAAGATGCGTGCTAAAGGATGCCCCGGTCCTGCTGAATTAGCAAAACTAGATAGTAAGATGAATGGATTAGGAGCCTTAACAGGTACATTAACTAGTTCAATGGGAGCATTTGCTGCTATACCGAAATCTTTAAAAGCACCAATAGGTGGATTAAAGGCAGCAGTTAAGATCATTCTTTCACTTCCTATACCTCAAGCATTTCCTCACGTACAAGTAGGACCTCCAGGTCTACCAGTTAACATTACAACTAAGTACGCTGATACATTAAACCTCTTAAAAGAGTTTATTGCAGCAATGGAGATCACAGCTGACGCTATAGATTTTAGCTTAAAGAATGTTTCTAATTCTGTAGCTCTTATATCAGGTAGGGTAAAAGACTTAGAAGCACCGATCAAAGCTTGTAAAATAGAAAACATATTAAAATCTAAACTAACTAAAGACCAAGCAAAGAAGCTTAAACTATTAGATAAAGACGGAGAATTTATTACTTCTACCTTAGGCTCTAAAGTACTAGAAAAATCAAATACTAGACCCGCTTCTGATCAAGTAAAATTAGATCTAGGTAAAGATCTAGGAATAGACATAGCTTTAAAAGGAGCTAAGGATATAAGTGCAGTACTTAAGTTAAAAGACTCGGCAATTAAAGAAGGGATTAGCACAGGAGATGCATATAGATTAGTTCCTCCAGGTAATATAAAACTACCAAATGGTGAAACCAAACCAATTACCGGTAAAGAGTTTGCTATTATGACTCAAGAAGGTTTAGATGAAAACGGATTACCTGTATTTGATGTAAAGTTTAAAGCAGTCGAATCACTAAAGGGTGGAGGTCTTACAGGTAAAGCACAAGCACTTGCTGAACTTGACAGTGCTCTTACTGAACTCTCTACAAGATTAACAGCACCCTCTCTATCTAGTAACCTTTCTAAAGAAAATACAGATTTAAGCATAGCAAGTAACCAATCTTTAGATATAGCATTAGAAACCTTACAAGAGATACAAACAGCATTAACAGATTTATCTAAAGACTTAGTAACAAGTGAAGCAGATGCAATAGAAGACCCTGAACTATTCTATAAAGGGTATTTACTAAAGATAATTAAGGACCCATCCTCTCCTAAACTGGCCCCTAAGCATTTTGCTATAGGGATAAAAGATGGAAATACACAAATAAAAGGACCTTCTTCGTTTAGTTCATCAAAAAAAGTACTATTAGACGAAATAAAGTTCAGAATAGACAATCAACTTTCTTAACCTAACTATTTATATATATGAAACTCGATCAACTACGCAAAATTATACGTGAAGAAGTAAGAGCAGCAGTCAAGGAGGAGTTACAAGAAGTAATGAATGAAGCAGTTAAAATTGCTTCTACTCCACAAACCGAATCTTTTAAACAATTTAACGAATATAAACCCGTTAAGCAGAAAGATTTGGGAAGAACTTGGTCAACAGGGAAAATGAATCAAGGGACAGTACCATTAGAGGAAATGATTAATCAAACAGCCTCTGCAATGACAAAAGAAGACTATAGCGGTCTTATGGGAACTCCTGGAGCAGCAGCACCTAACCTCGCCTCTTCTATGGCTTCTACTATGGGAATGACTAGTAATGGTCAGCAACCCGGTTTGGATATATCTCAACTAGATTTTGTTAAATCAGCAAAAGGTATACTAGACGCATCAATGAAAAAAGACAAACATAGAGGACTATAATGGCATTTGAAGTAAAAAAAATTAACCCAATAGATCGTCAGCCAAGGAAAGCAGTTGGAATACAACTACCTTTCTCAGCTAAATCTGTTTTTACTTCTAACTACCAGACAAAAGACTCTATAAAAAATAACCTAATTAACTTCTTTTTAACTAATCAAGGAGAAAGATATATGAACCCTTCATTTGGTTCAACTCTTAGAGAAAAATTATTTCAAAATATTAACGCAGGTCTTGAAGATGAAATCAATGGTTTAGTAGAAGCAGCACTGGAAACTTACTTTCCTAATGTGAAAGCTATTAAAATGCAAATTGCTGCAAAACCAGATAACAATTTAATTCAGTTCTATTTATCATATGAGATAGTTAATATTAATATAAAAGATGAGCTGTTAATTAATATAGAGCAATAATGGCAGAAACTAGAGATATAAGATACATTAATAGGAACTTTGACGACTTTAAGTCACAGTTAGTTGAATATGCAAAAGCATATTTTCCTGACGCTTATAACGACTTCGGTCCTTCCTCACCTGGAATGATGTTTATTGAAATGGCATCATATGTAGGAGATGTTCTTTCTTTCTACCAAGATAACCAACTACAAGAAACCTTCTTACAACACGCTAAGAACCCAGCAAACTTATATGCATTAGCATATATGATGGGATATAAACCAAAAGTAACAACAGTAGCAGAAGCAGAACTAGAAGTCACTCAACTAGTAGATGCAATCGGAGTAGATTTTAAACCTAATTTCGATCAAGCTATAACAGTATCAGAAAACAGTACATTAAAATCTACTTCACAAGGTAATCAAGTTTTTTTACTTCAAGATAAAGTAGACTTTAATTTCTCTAGTTCTTATGATCCTACCGACATAACAGTAGCTTCATTAACTAATAATGAACCTTCTGAATTTTTACTGAAGAAGAAAGCAAAAGCTTTTTCTGGTAAAATAAAAACAAGAGTTGAAGCATTTACGACTTCTAATAAATTTGCTACAGTAAACATAACTGATACAGATATTATAGGAGTAGTTGATATAACCGATAGCGATGGTAATATATGGTACGAAGTACCTTTCTTAGGACAAGATACAATATTCTTACCAGAAGTAAACTTAGGAGTAGAAAAAGCTCAAGCACCTAACTTAATGAAACTAAAAAAAGTAGCAAGAAGGTTTGTTACTAGATTTACTTCTAAAGGTGTTTTACAAGTTCAGTTCGGAGCCGGTATAAGTACAGAAGATGATAACGAATTTTTACCTGATCCAACATCAATAGGGTACGGTACTAGACAAGGAACGAATCGTCTAGATTTTGCTTATGATCCATCTAACTTTCTATTTTCTAAATCTTATGGACTTGCTCCTTCAAATACAACATTAACTATACGTTACATTGTTGGAGGAGGAATAGAAGCAAATGCACCTGCTAATTCAATAACAACTATTGATGCTATAGGAACAACAGCAGTAGATTCTTCTAAAGTAGCGTCTCTAACCTTCAATAATCCTAGTCCTGCATTAGGTGGTAGGGATGGCGATTCGGTGCAGGAGATAAGAGAGAACTCAATGAGATCCTTTGCTGAGCAACAGAGAACAGTCACACTTCAAGATTACACAGTACGCTCTTTATCTCTTCCTGCTATGTTTGGAAGTATAGCTAAAGTATACGTAACACAAGACAGTTCAACTAGAAGTAATGAAACAGTATTAAGTGATAATAGGTTAGCACTTTCTCTTTACGTATTAGCATTAAACAATGAAGGTCAACTAGTGACTGCTAGTAGAACATTAAAAGAAAATCTTAAGACATATTTATCTCAATTTATGATGTTAACTGATGCAGTAGATATAAAAGATGCATTTGTTATCAATATAGGACTACAATTTGAAATAGTAGCACTACCTAATTACCAATCTAAGGATGTACTATTAAATTGTACAGAAAAACTTAAAGAAGCATTAGGAAGAGATAAACTTACAATTAACCAACCCCTTAACTTATCAAATTTATATACTACATTAGATAGAGTTAAAGGAGTACAAACAGTTAAGAATATAAGTATAGTAAACAAAGCAGGTAAGAAATACTCAGAATTTGGATATGATATTACAGGAGCAACAAAAGATAATGTTGTTTATCCTTCTTTTGATCCTTGCTGCTTCGAAATTAAATTCCCTAATCAAGATATTGAAGGGAGAGTAACAACATTATAATATGGCAGTATATAGAATTTTTCCAGAAAAAGATACGACCATTTGGTCTAAACCAACTACTGCCGGTTTGTATGCAAATGCAGGCCTAGACGAAATATTGGAAATTCGTTCATACCCTGATGACGATGGAATAGGACGCTCTAGCCGGATACTACTTAAGTTTAAAGATCGAGAAATAAACAGTGCACTTAGCACAAAAGTATCCGGCCCCTATTCTGCTTCTATCCATCTATATGTAGCGTATGCATCAGAAATTCCAAAAGAATATACACTAAACGCTCATGCAATCTCTTCATCTTGGGATAACGGAACAGGTAAACTAGAAGACAATCCTGTCAATAGAACAGGAGTTAACTGGAGATATAGAAACTCTGGAGACACAAACGAATGGAATAATTTAGGAGGAGATCTAATTACAGGGTCTTATGACGCTTCTAAATCTTTTGACTTGAAATCTAATCTCGATTTAGACATAGATGTAACTTCTTTTGTTGATGCTGTAACAAGTGGATCAATAGAAAATAATGGACAAGCGATAAAATTAGCAGATAATTTAGAGTTTGAAACAACATCATCAATTACGTTACAATACTTTGGAGTTGATACTAACACAGTATTCCCTCCATACATGGAATTTAAATGGAATGACTCTTCTTTCAACAGTTCACTTGATGAGCTATCGACTGACATTGCAACCATAAGTATAAAGAACCAAAAAGAAAAGTATATAGATTCAGACAAAACTAGATTTAGAATTTCTGCTAGACCTAAATATCCTGCTAGAGCCTTCACTACAAGCTCAATCTATCTTACTGAATATAAATTACCTCAAGATACATATTGGGCTATTAAAGATGAATACAGCGATGAAATGATTATAGACTTTGACGAGAATTACACTAAAGTAAGCGCTGATGATACTAGTAGCTATTTTGACGTTTACATGGACAGCTTGCAACCTGAAAGATACTACAGACTTCTTCTGAAAACTTCTATTGGTGGCAGTGATATTGTAATAGATCAAAGAAACGTATTTAAGGTAGTTAGACATGGGTAAGAATATACAAATCAAAAAAACAGTTTACGGGAAAGATGACTACGGTAAAGTTATCGACAGAAGCGTTAGTAGCTTTAAAAAACCTGTAGCTGAAGCTGTAGAAAAAACAGTAGAACAATTCTTTAAAGATTACGAAGAACTTTACTTAGAAATTCCTGTTCAAGGAGATGAACAATCACATGAGTACTTATCATTAAGAAGTGGAGACCTAATTTCAATAAACGATATAGAACAAGACATCCAACCTCTTTTAGATGAGATAGCAGAATTAAGACAACAGTTACTTGATTCTCAAAATGAAATATTAGATCAAAGATTAGAAATAGCAAACCTTATAGCAGCAAACACTGGTGGAGAAAGTTAATTACATAGTAACTAAAGCCGATATTGGTAATACATCCTTAGAAGAAAAGGATGCGATCCTTGTTGGACCTTTCTCAATCAATAATACCTTTAACGAAAATAAAGATTTTATAGACCTTCACATATACACACCAGAAGGAACATTACTAAAATCACAACTTAACTATAAAAGTAGTACTCAATCTACTTTATCAGCAGGTGCAGGAAAAGAAGGAGCAACTAACCTACAGTTAGAACCACATAAGGATGCAATAGCTAACGGCTTTCAAAATGGGGACATAAGGTTAACCTATAATTTCTTTACTGACCTATTACACCTTAGAAAGACACCTCCTAGATTCTTTATTGAGAACATATCAGGAGATAGAACAGAAATACAGTTACTTACTTTAGAATTAACCGATGACGAATTAATACAGTCAGTTGCTGAAGTAAGATCTAAATTAGAAAATCAATCGTATTTTTCTGAATTCAAGGTATCATTAGGAAACAATGATATCAGTACAGGTATTAATATAGACTTAGTAGAACACAAGGAAGGGCAATCTGTAATTGTTAAACTACTAAAACCTTTACCTAAAAAGTTCGGTAAGAAAGATATCTGTAACCTACTAGAAATTGTAGCAGATAGCACTGCATTTGATATTAAACTTCAAGAAGTTGAAGATAAGATTGAGGTACCCTTTCTAAAAGGTCCAAACTTTACAGCAGGACTAGACAACACTGCTAACAATCCAACAGAGTTTTATAACTTTGACGAATTATTTAGTTACCCGGTAACAGGTTCTTACTATGAACTCTACTCCCTCTTTAATGAGAAAGGAGCTCAGATTAGTATAGACCATACTAACTATGCAGATTTTATACATTTTTCTTCTGCTGAAGAAAGGTTAAGAAACTTTAAATACAAACTTGACTTAATAGATAGTTACAATAGTGATAGAATAACAGTATCATCTACGAACTATTCTAACCTTGGTGCATCAGGAAGTAAGCAATACTATGAAGGCCTAATAAAAGGTATTGTAGATAACTTTGACCATTACGATAGATTCCTCTACTATGAAAGCGGATCTAATTCTTGGCCTAAATCTAACAACTTACCTCCTTATACTAATCAAGCAAGTACAACAGAGGAATCAAGAACTTGGTTTGAAAATCAAACTGAATTAGCATCTAATTTCGATATTACAAATTATGATGTACTTACCAACGCTGTACCTACTTACTTAAGAGAAGATAAAACAAACGAACCTCTCTTGATG